GCCATATACCCAAGCGTTGCCAGATTGGCTTAAATTTTTCTCGCTTGCAATATATCCGCCAACTTCCCCTTTTTCAATTCCACTAAACGAAATTAAAGCCTTAATTCTAAAAAGTTGTACTCCAAAAAAAGTGATTGTATCATCTACTAATAATTCATATTTTTTCATTTCTATTGCTCCTTTGGATACGGTAGGGCCAGTAACTCTTCACGTAGACCCTCTGGTTTTTCTGTATCGTAAGTAAATTTACGGTCGCAGTTACGAATATTTTCCCTCACGATATTATTGAACTGATTTCTACCTTGCTGATACACTTCGATAATTTCTCGATCCAGCTTTTCTTGTTCTTTCGCTTTTCGTTGTCTTTTTTGCTCATTATTTTCTATTAGAAGCATTGCTACGAATAAGCAAATAAAGACTGTTGCAACTCCTAATAGTTGACTTGTCAAAGTTGGTTCTGTCATGTTTATCTCCTTATGTTCTTAATTTTCGTACTTGTTTTTCTAATTCCAAAATTTCATAAACATCATTGACATCGTACATAGTATCTTTTCCCTGCTTACGAAATCTTAATCCTTTGCGTTCAAGCATCTTAACATAGCCATGAGTGAAACCGAACTTCTTCATCAAAGCTTGTTGATTGATTGGCATGCGATCATTCTCTAACTGCTCCTTGACCTGCTTTTCAGCAAAAGTCAATAATTGCTTTGTGAACAATTCAGCACTTTCGCCGTCCAATCGTAATTGTAGCGTTATACCTTCCATTTTCTACATCCTCTCAACTATGCGGGCAAGCATTTTTGTGATATAATGGTTTAAATTGTTTAAGTATGCACCTGACTTTGGTTAGGTGCTTTTTTGCTTAGTCATATACAGTTACTGTATAGACTATCTTGCTCATTCCGTCGCTAGAATGTACGGTTTGTTTTTCTACTGTTATGTCTGTCGTATCATTGAACATTTTGAAGAATAAATACAACAAACATTCTCGTAAAATTTTTAATTTCAAAGGAACGCATAGAAAACGATTAAGTTCCTGTTCAACTTTACATGTTTCCATTCTTCCTCCTACTCAATCCCGTAATCTTCAATAACCTGAAGAATAAAGCTATTCGCTCGCGGGCCTTTAGTCGCACCACTTAGAATATTTGTTACTTCCTGTCGTTTAAAGCCATAAGCAACCGCTAGAGTTGTTTTTTTAATGCCTTTATCTTTCAAAAAAGCATTGACTTTCTCACGACCGTTTGCAATATCTGGCATATGTGTTCCTCCTTTCTTTCCTCACTTTCTGCTATAATACATACAGAAAGGAGATGATTTGATGACATTCAAAGAATATCTAATTAAAGCAAGTCAGCGTAATATTTATGACGATGGCAAAGACTTTGATTTTGAAACCATCTTTGCTAGAGAAATATTACGTTATGCACACGATTCCGAACTGGAAACCAAAACAGGTTTCTTTCGTCATCTTGAAATCATGAATGCTGATAAGTGGTTTATTGAACTTGCTCGCTCAATTTATCAAGATTACGAGAAATCGATTTTAGATTCTCGCTGACCGAAACAGGTCTCCTTTGATATGGCGGCCTAAGAAAATTTCCATTATTAGAGACCGACTTGATAACTTTATCAAGATGGTCTCTTTCTTTTTCCAGAGCCCTAATAACATCTTTCATTTCTTTTCTGTTCCTCCTATTTGCAAATTTGTAAATAAGAAACAACTAAAAATTTAACTATTTTTCTGCATTACGCTTGACAACTTACACCAAATAGGCTAAAATGAAAGCATAATAAAAACAATGATAAATCTATAAACACCGTTCGCCAAAACATTTTTTATGATTTATTTCTTAGTTGTTTTTTTAGTTGTTTATCACTTACAAAAAACATTTTACACCTTTTGGGATAATTAGTCAACTATTTTACACCAAATTTGTTAAATTTTTTTGTAATGTCTTAGAAAGGTTGATTTAACAATGTTTGAGACATTTGAAAAAATCAAAGAATTAGCAAAAAAACGTGGAAAAGCTCTTGGACAAGTAGAAGAAGACTTAGGTTATGGTAGGAATACACTCTATAAGATAAAAAATTCTACGCCAAACGCTGAACGTATCGCAGAAATTGCTAACTACTTCAATGTGTCTACTGACTACTTGCTTGGCCGTACGGATAACCCTGCTATCGCTAACTCAAAAGAACAATTCTTTTTTGAGGGCAAAGAAGTAGATGTTGAACAACTCGCTTCGACTGCTATGCGTTTTAATGGGAAGCCACTAACTGAAGAAGATAAAAAAGCAATTCAAAATATTATCGAAATTTATCTCAGAAAGCAATAATAATCAAAGGTTGGATTGTTTATGACTGAAAAAGAATTTTCTCAAAATCTAGGCATAGATATTGAGATTTTTGAAGATGGTCTATTTCCGGATGAAGCATTTTATATCCCAGCCCTCCAAACTATGTTTTTGAGTGATGCTATATCAGATGAGAAAAGAGTCCAGGTTGCCCTACATGAAATAGGCCATAAAAATCACGCGCCAGATACTTATCGCATTTTCAGAGAGAAATGCGAGCTTGAAGCTAACCGAAATATGATTCATCATCTAATAAAGGCCGAGTTAGATATAGCTGAAGATACCACTACATTTAATTACCTAGTATTTATGGAAAAGTATAATTTAAAAACCATTGCTGATGAAACAATGGTTAAAGAAGAATATTTGGCGTTGGTTAATTAAGAAAGGAGAATTGAGATGGATTTAGAAAATATGAAATTAAAGTATACTTGTCCACATTGTAACAAAACGTTCTTATTAACATATCATACCGATCGTTGTCTAAAATGCGGAACACGATACAATCCGGATGAAATAAAATCAATTTTTCATTCATTTGAAAGTCATGTAGAAAATAGTGGATTTACTCAAGCTGGAGACGCTTTGCAAGGTTGTGGGCAAGCACTACAAGGATGCGGGGGTGTCATTGGAGGAATCGGGTGCCTGATTATGTCACTATTTGTATTGATACCGCTTCTTCACTTTATTTTTTCGTTGTTGAAGTAACAAAAAATCCCCACACTCTCTGACGGCCATCTTTGAGGGTTCGGGGGCAAAGATGAGTATTTAGTGTTAGTGATTTAAAAAAAGGAGAAAAATTATGGGAGCCACTTCTATTTCTGTTAGACAAGTCTCTGAATTTGAGATACCGAACGGGACTACAGATATCAAAAAAGCCAATGTTACCATTGGCTCTATTACAACAACTGGCCAAACATTGACCATAGAAGGAAAAGTATACACTAAATTTAAAGGAAGTTATACAAAGACAATCGACGATGAAATCTTAGTATATAACTCCGATGCTGACGAATATCAACAATACGACAATTACCAAAAAGCCTTTGAATTCGATATTTTTTATTCGCAAACTGATCAATTATTATTTTTGACTACAACAACTCCTACCGCAAAAAAATTTTTAAAAGAATTGGAAAAAATTGATTCACTAAATATTAATTATACATCGCTAAAATTTGATTTAATGGCAATTTCCAACATGATGCCACAAACAAAAGGAGTTAGTTTTAATAGTACTGATGCTGGTGTCTCAAGCAAGTCATTTTCAGGAGACGAGGTCGATGTAAACGATGAAGCAATCGAAGCTTTGTCAAATGATGAAGCAACAAAA